CACTTTCACGTGGACGCCCGGGGCGACTGGTCCTGCCAACCTCCTTGCCACGACCATCACCTCGACCCTCGAGGACCGCGACTTCAATGAGTACGGTATGACGGTCACGGTTGCCGGCGACGGCCTGTCCTTCACGGTGGCCTACACTGGCTCGACTGCCTCTTGGGCGCTGGGCCTAGCCCGCTGGGACATCAAGTTCGTCTTCCCTGGCTCGACGGTGAGCCGCACCGAAATCTTCCGCGTCAACGTCATCGACTCCGTCACGGTCTAAGACCATGCCCGACGCGATCATCACTTCGACGGCCTCGACCTTCGGGACCATCTCTGGCACGTTTGCGGCTGACCAGTCCACCATCACCGGCACGGTCACTGGCACGATTACTGGTACGCTCTCAGGTAGCGTCGGCGTCCCCGGCCCGGCTGGCCCCGCTGGTGCAGCTGGTCAAGGCGTGGCGGCTGGCGGTAGTACCGGGCAGGTGCTTCAGAAACTTTCCTCGACCTCCTACGACACTGGCTGGCTGACCCTTCCCGCTGATTACATCAACAGCGTCTCTGCCCCGCTGGCCGTTGCCTCTGGCGTCCTATCAGTAGACCTATCGTCCTACCTCCCTCTGGCTGGAGGCTACATGACGGGCGCCATTTTTAATACCGATGCAATTGGTGGCCTCTATTTAAACAATTTCTCGTTGGGTGCTAATTGGTATACAAACGTAACTTGGAGCGGAATCCAACTGTCTGGTGGCTCAGGCTCAAGTGCAAAGACTATGACGATCCAAGGGGACGGCATCACGTTTTGGCATGGTGGAATATCCAAGCAGACGGTGGCTTACCCTGGAGCTGAAATCTTGTTCGACAACGCAGCGCTGACCGGCAACCCAAGCGCTCCCACGCCTGCCACCTCGGACAACAGTACCCGCATCGCCACGACGGCCTTCGTCAAGGCGCAGGGCTACCTGACCTCTGCCCCCGTCACCTCGGTCGCAGGAAAGACCGGCGTGGTGACGCTCGACAATACCGACATTTCTGGCCTCGGCACTCTGGCCGTAGTCAATGACGCCCCCTCGGACGGATCGCAGTACGCCCGGAAGAACGCGGCTTGGGATGTGGTCATCCCCGGCGACCGATACCTGACGACCTCGACGACGAGCAACACTGTCAGCAACGGCAACAAGACCTTCACGATCGGCACGGGCCTCTCGTACACGCCGACCCAGAACATCACGATTTCTTACAACGCGTCGAACCATATGCACGGAGAGGTACTGACGTACAACTCTGGCACTGGCGTCCTGACCGTGGACGTTAATCACCACACCGGGTCGGGTACATACGCCTCTTGGGTGGTCAATGTGGGCGGCGTCACCCCTGCGACCTCGGTGGACTTCTCGGACATCACTGGGGCGGTCTCTGGGAATACGAACCTACAGGCGGCGCTGGACCTTAAGGCCAACGCGGCTGACTATCTCTCTAAGGCTGGCAATCTCTCTGGCTTGGCTAACACGGCTACGGCGCGTACCAACCTATTGCTTGGTGCTACAAACACGGTGGCCTTCCGGGCGGTTAACCTGTCAGAAGGAGCGCCTGATATTGGCGACACGCTTTCGACTTTAAATGTAGTTACCTCAAGCGGTAATTATGGAGTTGGCGGAAGCACCGCCTCTTACGTAGACGATGGCAGCGGTTCGCCTATTGTCAGCGAGTCTGCTTCATTCGGTCTAGATAAGAATAATTTTAGTCTGGCCCTCTATCCGACTTACGACACCAGCAATCCGTCAAGTCCTACGTCTGGCCTCGAGTTAAACTATGTCACCGCAACGGGTGTCCTAAGCCTGCGGGCTTATGATAACCCTGGCTCCACCGATTACGTAACCACACTTTCTCCGTTTGGGTTAATTCTTCCAGCTTCTGGCGGATCTATCACCTTTGGGGACGCTACCGTTCAGACCACGGCGGCTTTTAATCCCGACCTGTCGCCCTACGCTCCCCTCGCCAGTCCGACCTTCAGCGGCTCGCCATCTCTACCGACTGGTTCAATCGGCGTAACGCAAAGCCCGGGCAACAACACCACGGCGCTTGCCACCACGGCGTTCGTCACGGCGGCGGTCCCGGCGTTTGGCGCTACAGCGGATGTCAATTCACCCTCCAGCACGACCAAGGCTGCCAGCATCGCCAACGTCCGTGAAATGATGCTCAGCCCTGGCTACCAGCTTCTATATCTGGCTGTCGGCCAAAGCGGGACGGCATTAAGCGGTTACTATAACAGCAACGGAGGAAGGTTCAAAGATTATGCATCTTCGACAGTCTCTGGCAGTTATGGTCAATGGACATTTGACACTGCTGGCTCAAGCATCGGCTACGCAGGCTACACTCGCGGCGCCAATCTAAATGTCCACGACTGGAGTAAGAAAATCTGGATTGTTGGAAGATGCCTATACGGAGTTTGGTCTAGCTCTGCTGGCATTGGAGATGCAAACACCTTTGCTCGCATCAATCTCGGTGGAAAGAATGGCCTTAGCTCTGGCGATCTTATTGCAAGTTTTAAAGGGGTTGGCTGGAAGTTCGCAGGCGGAGGCACTAGCCCCCTAGTTCTTACGGTAGCCAATGCTAGCGGAACTTTAGTAAATGTTACTAGCTCCTTTACTCCAGTTGCTAAACAAGCCTTCGACTGGGCTATTTATTCGGACGGAACCGGTAACGTCACCCTTTACGTCAATGACGCACAGGTTGCCACAACCGCGCTTGGGCCTACCGGGACTACTAACAACGGCCTTTACATCGAAGGCTGTGATGCAACGGCGACTGCGACCAGTTACATTTCTATTTCTACTTTCGGTACCAAGATTTACCACTCAACATGATTACATACCGAATCAGTTTTCTGATTGGGAAGATGGACACCACACAATGCCCGCCGGCATTTCTTTCAGTGTTGTTCCCTAACGCAATCGCATCGAGCGTACTGCTCACCGAGCACGACTGCACCGTCACCTTCGCCTCCCCGCAGACCCCCGCAGACCTCGGCCCCCTCGTCAAAGTCGAACTCATCTCCAACGACCCCCAATGATTACCCACCTCCTCGCCCTCCTGATCGGCTTCGTCGCCGGTGCTCTGGTATTCCGCAAGCACGCTGGCAAAGCCTCCGAGCTTGAAGCCAAAGGCCGCCAAGCCCTCGACGCCCTCAAGGGCAAGTAAGCCGTGCGCTCGCTCCTGGTCATCGCTCTCTGCCTGACCGGGTGTAGCACGTCCTCGACTGACCCGCTGCCGAAACAGCCGGACGCCCCGACCTCTCAGGCCGTCGTCACGACCCTCGGCAAAGACCTCGACAAGACGGATCACCGCGTAGGCGCCGCCCTTGTCGCTATCGAGCGTAACGCTACCTCCCCCAAGGTCGTCGTCGCTGAGTCCCGCCTAGCCCAGTCCTATCTTCCACTCCCCCCGCCTTCGGATATTGAGTTTGCGGTGGCCCGTGCAGCCAAGGGTAGCGAGGTCGACTACGCCAAGCAGATGGCTTTCGGTCGTCAGTTGGCAGCCGCTGTGACGGTGGCGTGGGACCGCCTTGAGAAAGACCAAGCCGAGGCCAAGCGAGTTTCCGGACTGAAGGATGCCCGCATCGTCGAACTGACCGCCGAGGTCGAGCGCGTGAAGCGTGAAGCCTCCGACAACATCTGGACGCTCGCAGGCGTAGGCATAGCCGCCATCGGTGCCATCGCCACGGCCTTTGCCGGCCCCAAGGTAGGCATCCCCCTGCTCCTCTCCGGCGCCGCCATCGGTGCCTTCCCCTTCGTCGTCGACTCTGAGTACTTCTCCTACATCGCCGGCGGGACTCTAGCCTTGGCCGCTGGCCTTGGCATCTATTGGCTTTGGGACCGAGTACGCGACAGCGCCAACGCCCCCTATGAGCCGCCGCAAAAGTAAAGTGAAGGTCGTCTGGCGTAAACTCGGCAAGGAGAAGGCATGGGGTCAGGCCACGATCGGCGAGAACCTCATCGAGATAGACCCGCGTCTCGGCGCTAAGCGTCAGCTCGAAGTGCTCTGCCATGAGCAGGGACACCTAACCTTCCCGGACAAACCCGAGGCCGAGATTGACCGACTAGGCAAAGACCTCGCCGCTCTCCTCTGGGCTCAGAACTACCGCAAGGTGGTCCTCGCCCCTAACGCCAAGCCCCCGCGCATCACATGACCATTTCAGTCGAGACGTTCACGACCGTCGTCGTCCCAGGGATTGCCTCCGTGGCCTACGCCTCCGCTGGCATCGCCTGCTTCTTCGCCCATCGCCCTGCCTTGGCCGTCATGTGGCTTTGCTACGCCATCGCCAACATCTGCCTCCTCTCGACCGTCCTCCGTAAATGAGCCCGCCCCCTCCCATCGACCCCGAGTCCTTCCCGAAGGAACTGAAGGACGGCGTCATCGCGTCCATCCTCGGCGGCCTTGCCATGACGGCTCGCTTGCTCCTCTCGCAGGAGCCGGTCTCCGTGGGCTGGGTCATCCGCCGTGTCCTCGCCGCCGCTATCACCGCGGCCTTGGTCGGTTACGCCATCACGGATCACATCGAAAGCCCGGGCCTCCGTATGGGCGTCGTCGGTGCCGCTGGCTACGCAGCCCCTGAGTGCCTCGATTACCTGATGCGCTACATCAAGAACAAGGGAGACGCCGAGGTCGGCACTGCAAAGAAACCCAATGGCAAAAGCAAAGCCCCTGCCAAAGGAAAGCGGAAGCGCTAACCTGCTCCTCGCGGTTACGCTGCTGACCGTCTTCGCTGGCGTGTCGGCCTTGTCGTCGGCCTACATCTCCGGCTATGTCCTCGACACCCTCCAATCTCGCGACGCCCTGGTTATGATCGTGACGGACGCTGGCATCAAGTCCGACTCGGCCACCGTCGAGCAGGGTCTCTCAGCTGCGACCCTAGCCCTGAAGGCCGTCCGCGACCTTGGGTGGGCCTTGGCCGTAGGGTGCCTAGGGGTAGGGGTGGCGGTCTTCTTACGCTCCCGCCGTCAAAAGGCTTCCTAGGGCAAGCCAGAGGGGTCTAATACCCCTTGACGGACGCACACCTAGGGGCATAGTCAACTCAGTCGGGTAGGGGTACGTTCGTTCATGGCGGGCCCCCACGACCCGAGGGACACGAATTGCCCTGACCCCTTATGGGGTCACAGGGTATTTGCGGAAAGGTGCTTGACCAATGCAATTCAGTCGGGCAAGGTGCTTGTCTTCCACCAATGATTACTAAAACCGACCTGCTCCTGCTCCGTGCCAAGATTGATAGTCTCAACGACGCCCGCGTTGAACTCTCCATTGCCGGCCATCTTACCAACAACCAGGAGATTGACCTGCTCGACACGGTCGACGCCCTTGAGGATCGCTTCATTGCGCTCACTAACTCGCTGAACGCCTAACCTATGAAACTCCTCCTCGCCCTCCTCGCTGGCCTTGCGCTGGCCCTGTACGTCCTCGCATTGGCCGATGGCCCTGACCTGCTGGACATCATCAACCGTTTCTAATTTCCCACCATGCCCAACGCCCAACACCCCTACACCGAGACGCTGACCTTCGCTGGTCGCGTCCTCACCCTCAAGCGCCCAATGGCCGAGTACGCCGCTCGACGCCTTCAGGCCATCCTCCCGCAGATCGCCGCGCTCAACGCCGCCGGCAAGTCTCAGGCCGATGCCGCCGCCGCGCTCGAAACCACCGTCACCACTCTGCGTCACTGGCTCGACATCACCGGCACGACTTGGGTCAACCTCAAGCGCCGTGGCCCTTACTCCCGCTAATGCCTGACCCTCTCGCCCACTCCACCGACATGATCACAACCATCCGACCAAACAAGATGCCCACCTTCTGGTGGCTCGTCCCCTGGGCCTACGCCCGCACCCTGCACATGAGCGCCAACGCCATGAAGGCTTACGCTGACCGCCTCGAGGATATGCTCGACCTCCAGAGTCGCACCATCGCCAAACAGGCTGCCGACATCAAACTGCTACAGGCCCGCGTCCGCGATCAGGACGACGCCATCATCAAGGGCACGGCCATCACCCCCGACGCTTATCCCCATGACTGACTTCCGCCACCTCGACGGTATGCGTAACCTCATCCTCGAAATCTACGAGGTCAACGAGCGCATCATGACCGGGGACATCTGCTCGGCCAAGTCGGCCATCGCGTCGACCAACGTTAAGAAGATACTTAATCACTACCATGAAGCCCTGCACGAGGACGGCGCCGTGAAGGTATCGCTTCAGGCATACGTCGCGGCTGGTGGCTGGGTCGGCATCCAATACTCCTACGAGCTCGACGGCTTCGAGGTCGCCGGATCACAAGTCCCGAGACGCGTATGATCGGCGAACTAGCATTTCGGTATGTGATTCTTAGCGTTCTTGGGGTTATGTGCGCCTTGCTTTGGCTAGTTGTCGACCGCCTTGATTTGATTATTAAATGCCTAAAGCCGTGACCCGCCCCTTCTCCATCGTCGCCCTGTTCCTCCTCGGCTTTAACTCAGCTGCGGCCTCCGACGCCACCTTCCTTGAGGCCATCGCTCAGGTCGAGTCAGGCCAGAACCGCAAGGCCATCGGCAAGGCTGGTGAGCGTGGGATGTATCAGGTAGGCAAGGCCGCGTGGAACGACGCCAACGCCCTGCTCGAGTCGGAGAAGCACTTCCACTATCAGTGGTCGCAGTGGCGCAACGTCACCGCCCAGGACATGATCGCGGCGGCTCACCTCCGCATCCTCCGCCAGCGCTTCAAGGCTGACGGCTACTCGACCCCCACCCCTGAGCAACTGGCCCTGGCTTGGAACCGTGGCTACGAAGGCGCCAAGTCATACGGCTTCGCCCCGAACGACTACGCCTTACGCGTCGGCAATCTTTTCCGCTTGTCCCAGCGTGGGAAGTGACAAGGGTCTTGCCCATGCACTTGCTTGTAGCGATAGACCCCGGTGTGAACGGTGGCATCGTCTGGTCGCTTGACGGTGATCCTGTCGAGTGCGCTAAGATGCCCGGTTCCGATGTCGAGGTCTGCCAACTCCTCGCCGACCTCAGCTGCAAGGCTAAGGACGTTAGCCTCTACCTCGAAGAACCCCCGCTCTTCGCCGGCAAGAACATCCCTGGCTCCGCCATCGGCAAACTCATGTGGAACACGGGCGTCCTCTACGGCGCCGCCGTCGCTATGGGCTGGAAGATTCACCGCATCCGTCCGGCCATCTGGCAGAAGACGCACACCTGCGGCACCAAGGGTGAACTGACCACCACTCAGTGGAAGAACAAACTGAAGGCCCGCGCTGCCGAACTGTTTCCGACCCTCGACGTCACCCTCTGGAACGCCGACGCCCTCCTCATCTTCGACTCCGCCTCCCGCGGCGTCATCAACTGAGTTAACATAACTCAGCCTAACCCTCACTTTTGTAAACTCTCACCTATGAAGAAAGACACCAAACTCCCGACCGAGTATCGCATTATCGCCGACTCGTCATACATCGTATTACCCGATCAGAAGGTCGCCCGCCTCCTGACCCCGACCGTCCGCAATGGCGTGACGTACTACAACCTCTTCGTCCCCGACTACACCCGGATGTCCCTGGCTGACATCGAGGCCACCATCAAGGCCGGTGAAGTCACCAAGTCCACCGAAGCCAAATAATCTCCCACCATGAGCACCACGCCCAAATCCCCCACCTCTGACCTAGTCGCCGCTCTCGCTGAGCTCGACAATGTCAAAGCCAACAAAGTAAACCCCGGCTTCAAGAACCGCTACGTCTCCCTCGACGCGCTGCTTGACGCCATCAAGCCCGTGCTCCTGAAGCACAACCTGGCTCTGATCCAGACGCTCGTCAGCGAGGAAGGTAAGGTCGGCATCAACACCGCCTTCCTCCACGCCTCCGGTGAGCGCTTCGACTTCGGTCGCCTGATGGTCAAGGCCGAGGGTCTGGACGCCCAGAAGATTGGCGGCGCCATCACCTACATCCGCCGGCAATCCATACAAACCGCCTGCTCCATTAGTGTCGATTTAGACGACGACGGTGCCGTGGCGGCCTCTGGCTTCCGTTCTGCGGCCTCTTCCGCCCCCGCCCCTACCCTTGGCTCCCGCCCCCTCACAAAATGAGCCACGACCCCATCGAAGCCGCCTTCAAGTCCCTGCATCAGGGCAACCTCCTCGCCGCCGAGAAGGCCAAGCTGCAGAACGTCACCTACGCTGGCAACGAACTCGCCCGCGTCATGGAGGACATCCTCGGCTCCGATCAGATTACCTGCGCCATTTCCCGGGCAGTCATGACCTCAACGGTCGCCAAGTGGAAGCAGGTTAAGACAAGCGAATGAGCACGACCCCCGCTGGCATCGAACGAATCGCCCGCACCGTCAAAGGCCAGTACGCCCTGCTCCTGCTCCTCGATGGTTATCCCTACGTCGAGATGACCGCCCGCAAACATGCCGACTACCTCTCCGACCTTGGCCTCTGGAAGCGCAAGACGCACCCGTCACTTGCCCGGTCACAGGTTCGCTTTTTCACGCTTGCCCCTAACGGAGAGATAAAGGAACTTACTTTCAACCGATGACCAACCGCGACAACATCAAGCGCCTCGTGGAAAATATCACGGGCTCGTTAGCCACCGTTCAGCACATCGCCGGACGTTATGAACAGCACGACGCCGACATCATCACGCTGTCGGATTTGAACCGCTCGGCCATCACTGAGCTACAGGTCTTCACCGATCACATCGAGACGGCTGACGAAGCCGCCCAGGTAAAGCCGCTGCACGACCGCGTGCACGTCCTCGTCGTGCAACTCCGCGTCCTCCGCAATACGCTCGAGGCGATGGAGAACGCTGCCGACGCCGCTCTGGAAGATGTGCGACGCATCTCTGCCAGCGTCGAGGACTCAAGCCCCGAAGACGACGCCCTCTAATTTCCACCAACCCAATAACACCACACCACAATGCGTATCCCACCCGAACCTATCACCCACCGCGTCCTCTATGACGGCATCCAGGCGCTGAACTACTCCGGCTCCAAAGAGCTGCTGAAGTCCCCGGCCCACTACCAAGCCTACCTTAACCAGGAGCGCGAGGAGACCAAGGCCCTGCGTATGGGCTCGCTCATCCACTGCGCCGTGCTCCAGCCTGAACTGCTGAACGAGAAGTTCGTCACGGCCCCCGAGTGCGACCGCCGCACTAAGGACGGCAAGGCCACCTACGAAGCCTTCCAAGCCTCCCTCAAGCCCGGCATGACGGTCGTCAGCGCCGAAGAGTCCTGCGAGTGCCACATCATCGCGTCTGCCGCCAAGCACGCCCTCGAGCGTATGGGCGTTGAGTTTGAAATGACCGAGTTCATGTTCACCACGGATCACTGCGGAGTGCAGCTGAAGTGCGCCATCGACGGCGTGGGCACCGACGGCTACCTCTACGACCTGAAGACCACCGAGGACGCGTCCCCTGCTGGCATCCTCAAGTCCATCCGGGCTTACCGCTACAACCTCCAAGCCTACTTCTACCGCCTGTGCTTCGAGACCGCCTTTGAGCGCCGCGTGCTTGGCTTCCGCTTCCTCTTCGTCGAGAAGGCCCCGCCCTACGCCACGGCATGGGTCGAGATTGGCCCTGAGCTGATGTCCTACGCCTGCTCCGACTTTGAGAAGGCGCTGCAAGCCTACCGCGAGTGCACGACCCTCGGCGAGTGGCCGGCCTACGGTGACGAAGTCCAGGTCATCGACATCAAGGGGCCGTCCGCCTCGACCGCCATCACCTTTGCCTAATACCAACATGACCACCGAAAACAACGACCGCCCCCCGCTCACGTCCATCTCCACCAACGGCACCTACCGCCTGAAGCTCATCAAGCCCAAGTTCGAGAAGGTCAAGGTCTGGGAGGATGGCACCTGCTCCGCCCGCCTCTTCTTCGTCGACGACAAGGGCTTCTGCCTGTCGAAGAACTTCTCGACCAAGTACGGCAAGGCCCTCGCCATGCTCGTCGGCAAGTACTCCGGCAAGTTCACCGAGGAGATCAGGCTGGATGCTACCGCGGCAGAGTACCTGCAATATTTAGAGCCTGCCTGCGGCCAGACCATCCTGGTCGGCGTGGAGGTCGAGGCCAATGGCGAGTACAACGGTCGCCCCCAGTACAAGTACAAGATGACTTACCCCAAGGGCTCCCAGAAGCCGACCGTGCCCGACGCCCTCCCTCCCGAAGGCGTTAACTTCTAAAACCGCCGTGACCTCTGCACCCGCCCCGATGGCCGCCCCTACTCTCGTCCTGATCAGTGGGTTCGCCCGGGCAGGGAAGGACACGCTGGCCTCGGGCCTGCTCGAGTGGTCGACCCGCCCTGCCGAGCACATTAACTTTGCCGACGCGCTGAAGGAAGCCGGTAACCACTTCATGGATTACCTCGGGCTCGACGGCAACTTCATGGCCGAGGACTTCAAGTGCGAAAACCGTGACGCTTTGGTTGCCTTTGGTCGCTTCGCACGGCGCCTCGACAAGGACGTCTTCGCCCGCCACTTCGCTAACTGGTGCCCGGTGATGAAGCACCACGATCAGGTTAGCCCCGAGACCGTGGTCTGCTCCGACTGGCGCTACATCAATGAGCTACGGGTCTGTCAGGACATCCTCTGGGAGAAGGGCTGGAAGGTCCGCACCGTGTACGTCTCGACCGCCGGCATCGGCCCCGCGAACGACGAGGAGCTAGACAGCATCGCCGAGATACGCGCCTCGCACTCCTTTGACCAGGAGTACATCTTTAAGCCGAACGCCCGTCAGCAAATTATGTCCGAAGGACGCATCCTCGCAAAGTCATGGAGGCTCTAACCCTCGAGACGGTGGCATGGGCCCGCAAGGTCGGCCTGTCCCCTGATCGCGTCGCCTTCCTGCTGGCCTGCCCGAAGTACACGGTCAGCAAAGGCCACCGCAAGTCGGACCGCGTCATCACTGACAACCCGAACCACCACCTGCAACGCCTGGGCGACTGCTACTGGTTTCGCCTGCGTCGTCGCGGCACTGACATCGTCGAAAACATCGGCCACGACCTCGAGACCGCCCGCAAGCGCCGTGACGAGATGCTTGCGGCCTTCGACTCCGGCCAGCCCATCCCTCACCTTAACCGCAAATGAGCATCATCCGCTGGATAGCCGCCGGGGACAATCACGGGCATCACGTCTGCAAAGAGACTGAAGAAGCCCTAGCCGTTCACATCGGACGCTGGAAACCGACGCTACGCATAGCCCTCGGAGACTGCTTCGATTTCGGGGCTTGGCGTAAAGGCGCCTCTACCGAAGACCAGGAGGAAGGCATCGAGGCCGACCTCAAGGCCGGCAATCACTTCATCCGCAAGGTGCTTAAGCCGACCATCTTCATGCAGGGCAATCACGACATCCGCGCAGAGGAACAGATGCTCTCCCGCAACGGTGACCGGGCAGACAACGCCCGCCGCGCCGTGCAGTCTTACACTGACTCGCTCCAGGCTATCGACTGCCGCGAGATCCACCGCTACTCGGTCAAGGGCAAGAGCTCGAAGGACGTCAACCGATTCCGCGTTGGCAAACTCACCGGCACGCACGGCTTTAAGTCTGGGGTCTCAGCTACCCGCGAGACAGCACGCACCCTAGGCCGCCCAGGGGATGTCGTCATTCACGGACACACGCACGACTTCGCACTCTGCACGATTGAGCACCTTGAGGCCAACATTGTCGGCGTCTCGGGGATGTGCCTAATGGACATCAATAAGGCCGATTATGCGCTGCGCCGCCTAGCCACGACCAAGTGGTGCAACGGCTGGCTTTTTGGAGTAATCGACGAGAAGAGCGGCGACTGCAAGGTCTGGACGGCTCACCGCTTTCAGGGAAAGTTTATCTGCTCGACCGCTTACGACTTAATCTGATGCGCGTCGCTGACTTCATCAAGGCCGTCGTCAAAGCAAAGCCTAAGCACGTCGAGCGTGCAAAACCCGCCGACCTCGCCGGCTGGATCAGAACCAAAGACCTGCTGCCCCTTATCGGCGTAACGACCTTAGCCGGCATTCGCACGCCCCTTGAACGCATCACCAAGGCTGGCTTCGCGGAGATGAAGCGCATCACGAAGACCAACCTAGCCTACCGCCTGTCGAAGAAGTTTAAGACCTGGGACGCAGCGCACACGGCCGCCATCGAGCTCGAGCGCTTTAAGGCTCCCGCCGGCTGGGTCACGCTCACGCAGTACGCCCGCAAGCAGCGCCGCACTGTTCGCGGCATCCAGTACCGCGTCGACGGCATGGACATCCCGACACGCGTCTACAAGACGCCCCGCCCTGTCCCGCACTACCGACGCACCGACCTCGACCGTCTCTTACGCAAAGCACCTTGACCTTGGGCACCCACGCCCACAAACCCCAACCCCTTCTTCCATGACTCCTCCGAACAACGTGCCGGCGGAACGCCACCTCCTCGGCGTCCTTCTCCGTGATGCGCTCCCTCTCCCTAGTGATCTCAAGCCCTCCGACTTCTTCGAGCCTGTCCACCAAGACATCTACGCGGCGGCATTGTCCCTGGCTGTCGACGGTGTCCCTGCCGACGAACTCACCGTCAGCCAACGCTTACGCGAGGCCCGCTCCCTTGTGGACGCTGCCACCGTCTCACTTCTGGTCAGCGATGCCGGTGCGTCGACATATCGCCCCGAGCACGTCGACCTCATCACCGACGCCGCCCTCCTCCGTGAGGCATCTAACGCGGCACACAACGCCACCGACCCGGATACACTGCTCGACCACTATGCTCGTCTGGCAGATAAGCGCAAGGGCTCGAAGACCAAAGCCTCCCACGGCCCGCAGCGCATGGACTTCGACTACCTCCTCACCGCTGACCGTAAGAACGACCCGAACAACATCCTCGGGAACCGCTGGCTCTGTAAGGGTGGGTCGCTCCTGATCGTCGGGCAGTCGGGCACTGGCAAGTCTTCGCTGATGATGCAGGCCGCCGTGCATTGGGCGCTAGGCCGTGACTTCTTCGGCATCAAGCCAGTCAAGCCCCTGCGCTCAATCATCCTGCAAGCGGAGAACGACGCCCTCGACTGTGGCGAGTCCCTGCAAGATGTAGTGGCAGGTGCCTACCTTGACTCAGCCGAGATCGCGCAGCTGAGAGACCACCTAGCCATCTACCGAGACACCGTCAGCACCGGCACGACCTTCACCGCGGCCCTCAAGGCCCTCATCATCGAGCACCGCGCCGACATCGTCTTCGTCGACCCCTTGCTCTCCTTTGCCGGCATCGACGTCTCTGACCAGGAGCAGGCGTCCAAGTTCCTACGCCATGACCTCGCCCCGATCCTCCTCGAGACAGGCGCCGTGCTCGTAGCCATGCACCACACCGGGAAGCCTAAGACCTCAGCCGACAAGGAAGGCCACACCGTCGCCGACCTAGCCTACGCTGGCCTCGGCTCCTCTGAGTTCACTAACTACTTCCGCGAGGTGGCCGTGCTCTTCCGCTGCCAAGGCGAGGAGCCCATCTACAAGTTCGGCCTGACTAAGCGCCGTGGCCGTGCCGGCCTGAAGGACGCCGCCGACCAGTTTAAGTCCGAGATTTACATCCGCCACGCCGCCCAGAAGGGGGTCATCCGCTGGGAATACAGCCAGCCCCCCTCCCAGGGTGCCACCGACCCAGCCCCAAGGCATAGCGATTCCCGCCCCGCTAAGGGGTCTACAGGGCGTTTGAACATCAACTGAGGGTAAGTCACCCAACCCCCACCTATGACCCCCCTCGCCCCACCCGCTCAACATCCCACTCAACATCCGTCCTTACCTAAAGGTAAGGGTACTACGGGCTTACCCCCTGCGCTTACGCTAGGGGACGCCCTTGTGTGGGAGGCATCAGTGACATGAAAAGGAACCTCACA